GACGGCGGGCGCGGACGTTCAGAAGGACCGCATCGAAGTGGAGATTGCCGCCTGGGGGCGTGGCAAGGAATCGTGGTCGGTCGATTACCGCGTATTCGAAGGGGACACCTCGCGCCCGGCGGTGTGGGAGAAGCTGACCGGCCTGCTGAATGAAAGCTTCACCACCGCATCCGGGCTGGAGTTGCCCATCCTGCAGCTCGCCGTCGACTCCGGGTTCGCGACCACCGAAGTTTACCAGTGGGCGCGGCGGCAGGGCGGGCGCGTGCTGGTGATCAAGGGCGATTCACGCACTCCGTCGCTGCTCGGTGCGGCTTCGCCCGTGGATGTGGGTCCGCTGGGCGCCAGGATCAAACGCGGGATTCGCGTGTGGCCGGTGAACTCCAGCATGGCGAAGGAGGAGTTGTACCGCTGGTTGCGTCTGGAACGGCCCACGGACGAGGACATCGAAAAAGGGAATATATTCCCACCTGGCTATTGCCACTTTCCGAAGTACAGCGACGAGTACTTCAAACAGATCACCGCCGAGCAGCTCGTCACGAAGCTCGTCAAAGGCTACCGGCGGCACGAGTGGCAGAAAATGCGCGAGCGCAACGAGGCTCTCGACTGCCGGGTGTACGCGCGCGCGGCGGCCAGCCGAATCGGCATCGAGCGCTTCCAGGAGAAGCATTGGGCCGACTTCGAGCGTCGCGTGGCGGCGCCTCCGATTCGGGATGGCGCGAAGCCGCCTGCACCGCGCACGCAGGCACCGCGCAGTCAGGTTCGCTTCAAGGTGGAAATCTAAATGGCGTTCACGCAGACCGACCTCGACGCTTTGGATACGGCGCGCAAGCTGGGCGCGAAGCGCATCCGGTTTCAGGACCGCGACTTTGAGTTCGATTCCGTCGACGACTACATCAAGCTACGGAACCTGATTCTCAACGACATCGCGCAACAGAACGGCCCACAGCAGATCCGCCAGGTGCGCATCTTTACGACGAACGGGTGGGGCAGCTAATTGGCCATCGAAACCCTAATGACGCTCGCCCGGCGCGCCGGGCATGAGCCGCTGGCAATCCCACCCCGCACGCGGGCGATGGGGACGTTCCCCTACGATGCGGCGGGCCGAGGGCGTCGCGGCATTGGTTGGAATCCGAGTCAACTCGGCCAGAATACGCTCCTGTATGCCCACGGGCTGGAGTTGCTTGCGCGCAATCGCGACGCGGTGCGCAACAGTTCCTGGGCGGCCGCGGCGGTGGATTCGTATGTGGCGAACGCGATCGGGCGCGGCATCCGCATGGTCCCGCAGCACCCCGATGAGCAGGTCCGCGAACTGATTCTGAAGAAATGGAACCGGTGGATCAGAGAGTCGGACGTCGAGTACGACCCGAACAATCCAGCCTCCGGCCAGACCGATTTCTACGGCCAGCAGATGATCATCGCGCGCGAAGTGATGGAGGCCGGCGAGGTGTTCGTCCGGTTCCGCCCGCGCCCACGAAAAGAGGGCCTGGCGGTTCCACTGCAACTGCAGTTGATCGAAGCGGAGCAGTTGCCGTTGTGGCGCATGTCCTCGCAGGAGATGCCCACGGACAACCGCGTGCGCTCCGGGATCGAGTTCCGCCCCGATGGGCGGCGCGCTGCGTACCACTTCTGGCGCGCGCATCCTGGCGAAACGATGTTCTTTCCGCTCGATGCGATGTCCGTCGAGCGTGTGCCAGCGACAGACGTGCTGCACGTGTACAAGCCGATTCGCGCCGGCCAGTTCCGCGGCCAGCCGTGGCTGACATCGGTGCTGGCGAAGCTCTACGAACTGGAGCAGTACACCGACGCCGAGATCGTTCGCAAGAAGGTCGCGGCGATGATCACCGGGTTCATCAAGCAGGTCAGCCCGGACAATCCGATCATCCCGCCGGATCAGCAGCAGAACGGTCCGGGGCAGACTGACCCGGGCGCGCAGATCTCGAAGCTCGAACCGGGGACGTTCCCCGTTTTGAATCCGGGCGAGGAGGTGGAGTTCGCGGAGGCGCGCGACAGCGGGGATTTCAAAGCGTTCATCCGGACGTGCCTGCAGGCGTTCGCGAGTGGCGCGGGCCTGGCGGAATACCAGATCAGCGGGGACCTGTCGGGGATCAACTACTCGTCGATCCGCGCGGGCCTGCTGGAGTTTCGCCGCAAGTGCGAGCAGTTCCAATATTCGGTTTTCACTTTCCAGGTATGCCATCCGATTTATCGCCGGTGGTTGCGGGAGGCGATGTTGGCACTGGTGTTCGGCGTCGAACTGCTGACCGCTTATGACAAAGATCCCGAACCCTTCGAGGAGGTGCAGTGGGTGACGCCGGGCTGGCCGTGGGTCGATCCCGACAAAGACATGAAGGCCGCCGAGCGCGCGATTCGAGACGGCCTTTCGACGCGTTCGATCGAATGCGCCGAGCAGGGGTATGACGCGGCGCTCATTGACTCACAGCAGAAGTCCGACAACGACCGCGCGGACAAGTTCGGCCTCTCCTACGACTCCGATGGCCGGAAGATCCTGACCGGGCGCAACGCTGGCATGACCGAGGAAGAGATCGAGAAAGACGCGGCGGGCGGAAAGATGGAGGCGCAGTGAAGCACCTGGCGCACGTTGCATCCCGGTTCGTGAACTGTCCGTTGATGATTCACCCACCGAAGCTGGAGGTGATCATCAAGGCCCTCGCGCCGCGGCTGGGTGTCGATCCGGACATTGTCTTCGCCAGCCGCGTACCGATGGACGCCACGGCCACGCTGATGGCCCGTTATGCGGACGCTGGCGAGGAGAGAGACTACGCCGTCATCGACGGGATCGCGGTGATTCCGGTCCAAGGCACGCTGCTCAAGAAGGAATCGTTCATGTCCGCGTGGAGCGGCGCGACCTCGTATGAGCAGATTCAACGCCAGGTGGCTACCGCCATCGATGACGCCAGCGTGCGCGCGATCCTGCTCGATATCGATTCGCCGGGCGGTGAGACCACCGGCTGTTTCGAACTGTCCGATTACATCTACTCTGTGCGCGGCATCAAGCCCGTGTACGCCGCCGCGAACGACATTGCGCTGTCGGCAGCTTATGCGATCGCGAGCGCGGCCAGCAAGGTATTCGTCACGCGCACGGGCGCAGTGGGGTCCGTCGGTGTGTACGCGCTGCACGTGGATCAATCCGGCTTCGATAAAGAGCTCGGCGCGAAGTACACCTACGTGTTCGCCGGCGAGAAGAAAGTCGATGGGAATCCCCACCAACCACTGGCTGAGCGCGCCAAGGGCGACATCCAGGAGGAAGTGGACCGCGAGTACGGGATCTTCGCCGAGACCGTGGCGCGGAACCGGAAGGTCGCGAAGAAACAGATCGTCGCAACGCAGGCGGGGTTGCTGTGGGCTGACAACGCAGTGCCCCTGCTGGCCGACGCGGTAGGGACGATTGACGATGCCATGAATGCGCTCATCGGATCGATGGGTGCGCGCAGTAGGACTTCAACCGCGGCGGCAGCCGCAATTTCAACTAAGGGAGAGCATATGACCGAAGATGTGCAAGCCCTCGCCGCGAAGAAAGATGGCGAGGCCAGTGATAACGAAGCCAAGAAGTCGAAGAAGAAGCCGGACGAGGCCGACGCGAAGGAATGCGATTCCAAGCCTCCCGCCGATGACGACGAAGACGACGAGGATGAGGAAGACAGCAAGCCCAAAAAGGACAGCAAAAAGAAGGCGGCTGCTTCGGCGCTTACCGTCACCCAGCCGGGCGGCATGCGGGCCGAAGCCGACATCGAGGCCATTGGCGCGTTGTGCAAGATCGCCGGGTGCCCGGAGCGCGCCGCCGAATTCCTCACGAAACGCAAGTCCAACGGCCAGTATCTCGGCGTCGCGGACGTGAGCGAGTTGCTCACCAATTCCCGTGTCGCCGAAAGCGAGAGTCACATGATCACTTCTCACGTCGATCCGAATAAGGGCGCGACCGCCCGCATGCAGGATCTCGAAGCTGAAGCCACGGCTTTCGCGCGCCAGAACAAAGGCGCGACTCTGGACAACCTCTACGTGCACGGCCAGTCCCGCGGCATCACCAAGGAGCAGGCGGTAGCGCGGGCACTGGAAGCGCACCCGGAAACTTACGCGGCCTATCGAAACCAGCACAATGCGGCCGCGCTGGTCCGCACGCTGCAGAACGCTGGCCTGCAAATTGTCCAGCGGTAAAGGAGAACTCAACATGGCTTACGAACAGACTTTAAGAACTATCGGCGCTCCGGCGAGCGCAGACCTGAGCGCATCTCAGTTCTGCTTCATGACGATTAACTCAAGCGGTCAGCTTGCCTTGCCCTCGGCTGGCGGTGATGCTGACGGCATCCTGCAAGACAAGCCCAACGGCGTGGGCGTCGAAGGCGAGCTCGCGGTGCTGGGCATCAGCAAGCTGGTGGTGGGCACCGCTGGTGTCACGTGCGGCGACCTGCTGACCACCGACGCCAACGGCAAGGCCGTGACCGCCACCACCGGAAACAAGATCCTCGGCCGCGCGCTGGCGACCGGCGCCTCCGGCGTCATCATCCCGGCGCTGATTCAACAGAAGGGCAAGCTGTAATCGTCAGCGGCCCGAACAAAGAAAAGGAGAACAAGTAAATGCCTCAACCGACTTTGAGCGATGTACACGTAAATCGCCCGCTGACGAACATCTCCGTGGCGTATAGCCAGGAGGCGGCCGGCGTGGAGTTCGTCGCGGATCGCGCATTCCCGCCGATCCCCGTCGAAAACAAGAGCGACCTCTACTGGACCTACAAGCGCGGCGACTGGAACCGCGACGAGATGCAGAAGCGCGGCCTCTCGATGGAATCCGCGGGCGCCGGGTATGGCCTCGATTCCACGGGCACGTACAACTGCGACGTGTGGGCGCTTCACAAGGATGTGGACGACCAGGTCCGCGCGAACAGCGACTCGCCGCTCGCGCCCGACCGCGATGCCACCATTTTCCTGACCCAGAAGGCGCTCATCCGGCGCGAGAATCAATGGGCCACGCAGTACTTCAAGACCGGCCTTTGGACCGGCGAAGTAGCTGGCCAGGCGACCTCCGACAGCACGCACGTCGTGTACTGGGACTACGCCACCTCCAGCCCCATCACCGATATTCGCCACGCCAAGACCCAGGCGCGGTTGAACTCCGGTGGCTTCGTGCCCAACATCGGCGTCTTCTCGCGCCCGGTGTTCGACAAGCTGGTCGATCACCCCGATTTCATCGACCGCACCAAGTACGGGCAGACCGCGCCAAATCCGGCGATGGCCACGCGCCGCATCATCGCCGAGATCCTGGAGTTGGAAGACGTCCTGGTGATGGACGCGGTCTACAACACTGCCGCCGAGGGCGCCACCGAATCGAACTCCTTCATTGGCGGGCTGGCGGCGGGTCTGTTCTACCGTCCGAAGAACGCCGGGCTGATGGTGCCGAGCGCCGGTTACACCTTCAACTGGACCGGCTTGATCGGCTCCATGGGCGGCGCGGGCCTCCGCATCAAGACCTTCCGCATGGAGCATCTGGCCTCCGACCGGGTCGAGATCGATTCGGCCTTCGCCATGGCGCAGGTCTCCAAGGACTGCGGCTTCTTCTTCAACAACGTGATCACGGCGGTGTAACTATGTTCCTCCGCAAACTCTCGTGGGCGCAATTGACCAAGGGCGGCGTGCCACCGCTATTCGTGCTGCGCCCGCTGCAAGGTGGGTTCACGCCGCCCGAAGTCGGAGCCGAGTACCCGGCACCGGATCCAGTTGACAAATTCCAGCTGACGCGGGCCCGTCAGATGTATGAGCAACGCCGTATTGGTACGCGGCTGGAACTCGAGGTGGCGCTCGCCAAGTCGGCCGCCGCGCCGGTGAAGGCGGCAGAGAAACCGGCGAAAGCCAGGAAGGAGAAAGCGAATGGTCGAAATTAAGAAGGTCCCGGTCAATGCGCCGGAGTTCCAGAGCAACGGCCCGCATCCGAAGTTGAAGGGCGTCTTTCTGTCGCTGCAGAAGCTGTTCTTCGCGAGCCAGCAGGCGGGAACGGGGGCGAGCCAGAGTATCGCCCACGGCTTGGGCGCGGTGCCAGCCGGGGTGCTTTGCATCCCGACCGACGGCGGCACCGTAACGTACGGCACGCACACGTCGACGAATGTGGTCGTGACGGTGACGAATGCGAAGCACTTCGACGTGCTGGCCTGGCTATGACACCGACTTCCCTGGGCCGGGTGAATGTGCCGACGCCTGGAACGCCCGTCCATCTTGCCTCGACGCGCACACCGTGCTGCCGTATCCGCGTGCAGGTGATCGCAGGGCTGACTGGGAAGATGTACTTCGGCACTGCCAGCGTCAACAAGAGCACGTTGGCCGGAGTTATCAAAGAGCTTTGGCCGAATTCGGGCGGTGGGGTGGACGACTCCTACGAGGTGTGGTCCGGCACCGATTCGGACACACTCGATCTTTCTGATTACTGGATCGACGCGGCAATCGCGGGCGAGGGGTTGATCGTGTCGTATTGGAACAAACCCTCCTGGACGTATCCCGCAGGTTAGCCGATGGCCTGGTCTGATCTCGTCAACACGCTGGATGGCGCTTGCCTCGCCACCTTTGGCACGACCGTGACTTTCACCCCGCAGGAGGGTTCGGGCGCGCAACAGATCACTGGCATCATCCAGCATCCGGCGATGGCCGAAGACTACGTGCCTGGCGGTGTCCAGGGCACGTCCGTGGTTCGGCTGTTCATTCGTTTTGCGAATATTAATCCGCCGCCGCAACATGGTGACACCGTCACGATAAACAGCATCGTCTACGACGTCGTTGATGTAGACGTGGATGCGCAGGGTGGCGCGGTGCTGAAGCTGAGGGTCACGTAGATGCTGAATGCCGCACCGATCACGGATGCCATCGCGAGCGTGCTCCTTTCAATCCCCGAACTGAGCGCCGCGATGGGCGGTCGCATCAGCGCGTTTCACTTTCGCCTCGGGCAAGAGCATCGTCTCGCGGAAGCCATCTACAAAATGCCCGCGCCGTCCATGCTCGTCGCCTGGGAAGGCACAAAGGGCGGCAACTTCGACGGCCAGACTATTTGGAAGCACCGTTGGGGAATCTACTACCGGATGGGAAACGCGGCCGGCGTCGCCGACCCGGTGGGCTATGAGGACCTGTGGTCGATCACCTGCAACCGCCCTCCAGGCGGAAGCGGGCCCAACATCCGCTATCTGCAGATTTACCCCGGTCTGGACATCATGGACACGCCGAGCATCGATCACGAACTGGATGAAGACCTGATCGACCGCTTCAAAGGCGTGTTCGTGATTCCGGAGATTGGAGACAACTGATGGACGAGCAAGAGAACAAGCCCATGCGTGAGACTGTGCGGCTGCGCCACCCGCACACCGGCGACGTGCAGGAAGTGGAGGCCACGCCGGAGAAACTGGTGCCGTTGATGGGCCTGGGTTATGTGCAGGTCAGGGAGGTGAATGAGTAATGCCCGCGAGAGTACAGCAGTTAATCATGGGCCTTGGCAAAGGCAAGCAGACCAACATTGCCACGGCTGGCACGACGTTTCTGCGCTTTAAGAAGCTCGACACCGGCCTGACCACGCCGAAGCCGATCTTCGAAAACGACGCGGCGGAAATCGGCAAGGGCCACGAGTTCATCACCCAGACTTTCGCTTCCCATTACGAGGTCGCGAATCGCCTGGAAAAATACGCGAGCGCGGAGTTCGTCACCTGGGCGCTGGCGTATGGCCTGGGGAACATCGTGCAAACCGGCTCAGTGGCGCCGTACACGTATACGATCACGCCGCTCAATCCGGGCACCACGCTGGAGTTGCCGTACTTCTCGATTGTCGAGCAGGTGGCGGAAGGCGGCGGCAACGCCATCGACAATCTGTACGTTGGCTGCGCGATCGAGGACTTCACCTACCAGTTCAATTACGGTCCGGGGCGCGCGTCTTCGAAGATGACGGTCAACTGGGTCGGCTCCGGCCTGTTGACGACGCCATCGGGGATCACCGTTCCCGCACTCACCACCGAGAACAACATGCTCGCGGCTTCGATGTCGCTCTCGGTCAACGGCGTCGATTACGTCGCGACGAAACGCATCTTGTCTGGGTCGGTCGGCTGGAAGAACAACCTGCTACTCAATGCGGGGTTCTATCCCGGCTCCGGGCTGCAGAACGGACTGCAAGTGCGCGGCCGCATGGAGATCGGCGCGCGCGTGCCGTCGTTCCAGTTCACGGCGCGGCTGCTTGCCGGGTCGCCCGAATACACCACGCTGGTCAATCAGACCACCGGGACCGCGACGCTCAGCGTGCAGCACGACACCAATAACTCGGTGGCGTTCACCTTTCCGCAGATGGCGTTCCAGGTGGCAGAGAACGCAGAGGCCGATGGCATCGTTGCCGTGACGGTCACCGGCGCGCCGCAGTACAGCAACGCCCAAAACACTGTGATGTCCGCAACCACGCTGTGCAGCGTGGCGGGCATCGCTCAATAGGAGGATTCATGTACGGAGACATTCCCGCCGAGGGCATCACCATCAAGGTGCCCAACCCACCGAAGACCGCTTTTCTGCGGTTACCCACGAATCAGGAACTGCTGGAACGGCTCGACCAGCAGAAGTCCATCCGGCGCACCATCGGACGCCGGAAATCGCAAACGGAGTTCGTGCCGAATCTCAAAGCCGACCTAGATCTATTCACCAAGATCCGGCTCGACAAGGACGGTGCTGAGTTCGACGAATTCGAGGCGGGGAACGCCATCTCGAAGCTGACGTTCTGCGAGGTCACCGATTGCCAGCGGGTCGGCGACGAGTACCGCGTCACACTGCGGACGCCCTTCGGCGTGACCATCCACCAAGTGAAGATTCCGACGCAACGCGATATCACCGTGTACCGGCGAACTGTCGTATCGTCGACCGACCTTCCGCATGGCCAGGAGGAGTTGCGGTACCGGATCGAGCCTTCCGTTGGCCTCTACGATTCGGTGGCGACCAAGGTCGAAGGCTACGCCGGATCTTTCAAGCCCGCCGATGTTCCTCCCCATCACAAATCGTCGGTCGTCGTGGAACTAATTCAGGCTATCGACGATCTCGACCCGGCGCTAGACCCAAACTCCTAGCCCCGGACGAGTGGCCCACGCCGGTCCCTCTCCGGTTGCTGGTCTTCCGGTCTGTGCGCGCGGCTGTGCTGTGCGACGGCGGCGTGGACGGTCCGCGCGGCTGCCCCGACGCCAACGACGTCACCTGCGGCAAGTGCGGCCTGGCGCGCACTGTGGACGACACCAACGCTCCCGGCGCCTGCCCGCAGTGCGGTGGCTGGCAGTTCACCGTCAATCGCTGCAGCCACTGCAAGCTCGACGATCTCGATTACGCGCGGACGCACTCCCACGCCGGCCGCCTCTTTGAGAGGCTGCTGGAATTGGAATTCGACGCGGCGCACTTCAGCATTCCCTGGAGCGACGTTACTGCCGAGGAAGTCCGCGGCCTCCAGATTCTGAAAGAAGAACGCGACCGCTATCAGCGGGAGCACGCACAGAAACCGCCCCATGCCTTTCCAAACTAAGATCACGCGCGCCCGCTTCGTGTTGGGGCCGTTCACCGCCGAGGATATGCAGACCATTGGCGGCGTTCTGGTGGACAGCATCTCAATGCGCATCCGGAAGGCATTCAACGTCAACGACGGGCCGGCCAAGCCGCTCAAGCCCGGGCGCAACGGTCGGCGCGGTTATCCCGATTACAAAGCCGCGCGCGGCCTGATGCCGATTCGCGACTGGGTTTGGACCGGGCGCACCATGCGGTCGCTCAAAGTAAAGAGCGCCAGTGAGAACGCGGCCACGATTGGCTTCGTCGATCCGAACGCGGACCGGATCGCGCACGTGAACAATCTGCGGGAGCGGCAGTTCGGGATCTCTCCCAAGGACCGCAGCGCACTCAATGCGGCTGTGCTGGCGGTGTTGCGTCAGGCGCACGTGATCCGTATCAAGAGAGCCGCGTAGATGCCAGACCAGGAATCCATCGTCCTCGAGGTCGATCCGCGCAGCGTCCTCACTGCCATCAAACAGGCCAACCAGGCTGTCGAAGGATGGGAAAAGGGCACGGTCGGCGCCGGCGAGCGCATGCAGAAGTCGCTCGAGCGGATGGGCGAAATGCTGCTCAAGGTGAACGACCGCTCGCGCAGTTCGATGGAGCGGCTCACCCAGTCCATCGAGAAGCAAGCCGCTGCGTACGGGAAAACGGAGGTTGAGCGGCTCATCGCCGACCGCGACCGGTTCATCAAGAAGCTCGGTGACGAGCAGGGCATGGTCGACCGCGTGACGGCTGCCTACAACAAGATGATCGAGGCCGCAGGCCGGTCGGGCGCCACTGAGATCAAGCAGATGGGCGCCGAAGCACGCGAGTCGAAAGCGTCGCTTGCCCTGATGGGCGAGGAGATTGGCGTTCATATCCCGCGCCACATTCGCGGCTTCATCTCCTCCATGCCCGGCGTCGGCGCGGCACTGAGCGCGGCGTTTAGCGGCATCGCGGTTGTGGTGTTGATCGGGGTCATCGTCGAGGCGATCAAAAAGGTCGTGGAGTTCCACGAAAACCTCGAAAAACTGCGCGAAGCGCCGGAACGAATCCAGGCCGAATTCGCACGCCTTACCGGCGCAACGAAGACGGCCAACGACGAAATGCGTGTCACGAACGACCGGCTGGAGAACGCCATCGCAAAACTGGAACATAGGCCTCAGAACAACCTGAAGCTCGCCATCGACGAGGCGGCGGTTGCGGCCGATCACCTCTCGGAAAAGATGGACAAGGCCCTTCGTTCGTTCGCGGATGTGGCCATCAAGAACGCGCCGGGAGTTTTCGCCAATATCATCGGGGGTCAGGCGGGCATTGACGATCTCGTGAAGCTCGTCCAGGGTAAATCGGGATACGGCGGCCTCATCGGCGATCTGTACAAAGCGACCTCCAGCGGTGGCGATCCCACGAAGGTGCTCGGGCAGTATCGTGCGTCCGTGGGAACCATGGTCCGGCAGTCCGAGATGGCAGAGGCATACCAGCACGGCAAGGGCTACGAGGGCGTCAGTTACGAGGACATTCGCGGCGCGATGACTGGCAGGGGCAAGCTGCCGTCCGGACTCCACTTCGAGAACATGCTGGCCGATCAAGGGCCGAGGTTGGAAACGCTGCGCGCGCTCGATCGGGAGATTGACCTGCTGGGCCAGAGCTACGGTCTAGAAAAGAAGAACAGCAGCCTCACCGGACAGGAGGACCGGCTCAAAGAAGTTGCAAAGAGCAGTGGCATTACCGAAGAACTGCGCCAGCAGGTGGCTCGGGCGCAGCAAGGCGAGCTGACCGGTTTGGCCCGTATCAACGCCGCCCACGAGGAACGATTGCGGCATCTGAAGGAGGAAGGCGAACTCAACGGAGTCAATTTGAAACTCGCCGACCAGATCCGAGACGCCGAGATCACCCGCTTCGAAAAGGAAGAGCAACGGAAGACCACCGCAGCCGTGTTTGGCGCGAACACTTCTCTGGGGGAAGCAGGCATTCGGTCCAACTACACGATCTTCCAGGCCAATCGTAAGGCGAGCGGCGCGGCATTCGGCGAAGCGGATATCAACGCCGAGTACGACACCGCACTGGCACTCGCACAGAAGCAATTCGATGTTGCCGGCCAGCACATCCGCGAACTGCGCGAGATGAACGCCACGGACGGAGAGATTCAGCGCGCCCAGATCGAGGCGACGAAGAACTTCGCTCTGGCCGCGCTGGACGCGGAGACGAAGAAGCGTGTCGAGTTGATCGACCTGGCCAAGCAGCAGAGGGATGAAGAATCCAAGACGGCTCGTGCGAACTACGACAACGCGCGCAGGCTCGGCGACGCCGTGGCGGGCGAGCAGGACCGCCGGGACCGCGATACGCTGCAGCGTCAGATCAAGATGGCCGAGGTGCTCGGGTTGAAGACCGCAGGCGGCCAGGTCGGGACGGCGCTCACGGTCGAGCAGTTGCGCATTGCTGCCGCGCAGATGCAACACTCTCAAACCCTCGCGCGAGTCGGCCAGGAGTCTTTCGAAGCCCAGAAGTTGCCCGGCGGAACCCCCGAGGAGCGGCGCCAGCGGGATGCCGAACTCAACCGGCTCAAGATCGAAGGTCTGAAGGCCGAGGGCGAGCTGCAACGCCAGACGGATGACGCGCACCAGGACCGCGTCGTGAAGCTCATGGAGCTTCAGAAGCGCGAGATGGAGGAGATTCAGAACAAAACATCAGGCCTGTTCCACACGCTCTTCACGAAGCCGCAGGAATTTGGGAAGCAGCTTGCAGGCACGCTCCACGAGGCCGTGCTCAAGCCGATTACGGAGGGTCTGGGAGGCATGGTCGCGGGCGCGATCCATCCTCTTATATACGGCTCCGATGGGAAGGGCGGTGTTGCGGGCGTTTTCAAGGGGATCTTCGGTGGCGGGAAGCAGGACCCCATCAAGGCAGCCACCGATCTGAATACGGCGGTCACCGCGCAGAACTCGGTTGCGATTGCATCGTTGACCGCTGTTTTCGCGGCTGCGATGGGCATGGGTGCGCCCGCCATCGCCGCGCCGACCGGCATCCCAGGCGGCATTTCGCTCCCTGCGATTTCGATTCCGGCGGCAGGCGGTGGCTCTGTTTCGGGCGGCGTAGGCGGCATTGGAGCGGGGGCGTCCATTCCGATCGGTATCGGAGGCGCGGCGAGTCCTGGTGCCTCGGGTGTGCCGCCCGCCGACATCTTCAACCTGCCCACCACGCACGCCGGTGCCAGCATGAATCCCCTGGGCATGATCTTGGGCGCGAATCAGAAGGGCGGAACGTCGGGTCTCTACAGCCTGTTCTCGAAAGACGGCTTCTCAAAGACGTTAGCCAACCTGAAAGGCACTGTCTGGAACCAGAAGGTCTTTGACGACGCAGGCGGCGGGCTTTCGGGAGGAATTCAGGGCGTCGCGAAATCGCCGGCCGCCGGTGCCGCCGGAATGATGCTCGCGATGAACGGCCTGTTCGGCTCGCGGCGCGGCACGTGGGGTGGTATCGCGGAAAGCACCGCCGGCGGCGCGCTGATCGGGGAGCAGATTGGAGGCCCGCTCGGCGCGGGCATCGGTGCGGGCGCGGGCTTCCTGGCTGGCGTGGGGGAGAAGCTGGCCGGCGTCGAGTCCCCGGAGAACGAGGCCAAGCGGCTGGTGAAGCAGCTTTACTCCATCAGCATCGACAACTCGATGGCGAAGCAGATTGCGGGCATCGCGCAACAGAAGTACGCGGGCCATGTGAGCATCGCCGTCCGCGATCCAGACGTGCGGAAGATGCTGATGCTCTACTCGGAGGCCACGGGGCAGAAGATGCCGCTCTCGGCCACGACTCCGCAGTCGGGAAGTCTCGCCGAGATGGGCGGCAAACTCTACCAGCAGGCGACCTACGTGAACGGAACGCCGTACACGTTCCAGAGCAATCTGCCCGTGGCCGGCGGGTACTCAACCGGCTCGTATCCGACTCCCGGTCCCATGACGTTGCAAGTGAACGTCGCGGGCCAGGGTGCCGCGCAGTTTGTTGCCGGCCAAGTCGTGACGCCGGAGTTCGTGCAGTCTCAGTGGTCCAGCGCGGCGTCCGCGAGCAACGGGCGTCTGCAAAACTCGGCGATCATTCAGCAGCCGGGATTGGTGATTTCTTAGACGGAGGCCGTATGTTCAGATCCTTCCGCGCCTGGTGGTGTCGCACATTTCATCGAAGGGGATGGCCGATCAAAGGATACGCGGAATGCCCGACGTGCTTGCGGCGTTTGCGGGTCCATTGGGAAGCGTAATGCCTGGAAGTATCCAGAACGCTGTGCCAAGCGGCGTGATGCCATACGCGCTCTCCACCGCGTTTTCCGAATCTCGCGAGTGCGTGCAACTCCAGGCGCAATACCATGACGGAACCACGGAGCGTTCCCAACTCGCCCAGACGTCGCGGAAAGCGTTCAAACTGGCGCAGAGGCTAACCGCCACCCGCGTGATCGCTCTCAAGTCGTTTTGGGACGGCCAGCAAGGCGGCGTGGTGCCGTTCCTGTTCTACAACCTCGCCGAGGGCGCCTACGATGCCACCGGCAATTCCACCGTGGGACGGTACACGGTCGTGTTCCGTGGCAACTGGTCGCAAGCCACCGGCATGCTGCGCACGGACGTCCCGCAGATCGAACTCGTAGAAGTCGCGTAATCCCCAACCTCCATGTCCGACACCATTGGCCGCATTGCCGTGCCCGCGCTCGTCGATTCGGGCCTGACGTTCCCGTTCACCAGCGATTTCGGCTACGGGTTCACCCAGGAGCGTCCGGTCGTCATGCACCAGTTCGGGGAACTGGACGCCAAGGCCGAGCAGCGATTCGCCGTCGGCATCGGCCCGCGCAAGTTCGCCTTCCGCCGCCAGCACCTCAGCATGCGCGACCGCGCATCGCTGGTGTCCTTCTGGGAGAGTCTGCAAGGCGCCTGGAAATCGTTCACCTACAATGTCCCGAACGCCGACCAGAGCATCAACCCCACGAAGGTGACCTGGGAGTACGCGCCGCTCGCAATCCAGTATCTGGCGAACGCCTGCCAGGTCGGGTTCAACTTCATCGAGGTCCCCAATCCCTCGGCCGCGCCCAGCTATCCCGTCAATTCCGCCTGCCTGCGCTTCCCCTCATCGACTCTTCAGACCGCGCTGCTGAGCCAGGTCCAGCAGATCATTCCTCTGGTGCACATTCGCGTGCGCGAGCAGGCGGTGCCGGACATCTATCTGTCGGACCGCCGCTGCACGGTCGCCGGGCAACTGTACCTCCCGCGCGTGCTCAGCCTGGGCGAGCCGGGATCGGACGTCATCATCTCCCAGGACATCAAAGGGACCGCTGACAACGTCCAGTTCACGTTCGGCAACGCCGACCGCGCGATGACCGCGCTCGCGAATGATACGGACCTGAAGTTCGCCAGCATCGACCTCTCGCTCTACCACGTCAACACTGGCATCCTGCTCCAATTGTGGTCGGGATTCATCGTCGGGTTCGTCTCGGACGGCTCGCCGCAATTCACCGTGCGCGCCAGCGATGGTCTCTACCAGATCACGCAGATGTACCCCGCGCGGGCCATCTCGCGGCAGTGTTGGAAGACCTTCAACGATGGCGTGAACTGCCCGTTCGTGGCCCACGGCCACGGCGGCGATCCCACCTCCTGCGATTACTATTTCGATTCCACCAACGGCTGCCAGGCGCACGGCATGACGTCCTACTTCGGCGGCCATCCGGCTGAACCGCAGGGCGTGGTCATCAAGGACAACTCGACCGGCCTGTGGGGCTTCGGTCGCAGCATGGTCACCGCGACCTCGATCATCTCCGACACCATCTGGGGCAACGCGCTTCAGGAAATTTGGTGCAACGACGATGGCGATGCGGGCAAGGCCTTCTGGGTGAACTGCATGATTGCGGCGGGGCGAGATGAGTCCGATTACTACGACGCACTCGGTATCGTCGGCGCCGGTCCCATCGGCGCATACACCGGCATGCTGGTCTATCAGAATGCCGATGGCTACCGCTACATCATCGCGCCGATGCTCGATGGCCAGCCGCCGCATGGGTTCAAGGTGGACGGCAGCCTCAACGTGACCTCGGACAACCCGACGATGGGCTTGCGCGAAGTGGCCGGCAACGATCCGCAATCGAACTCTTTCTCGCTCGGCCAGGGCACGCCTCAGGTGTGGGGACCGGAGACGGCGGCGGGCACGGCGTTCGTCGAGATCCGGCGCACCGATCAATCTGGAATTCAGCCGACCACCACCGACCAGCACCAGATGCAGGTGCCGATCTCGCAGGGCCTGACCGGCTGGACGTGGGACCAGAACGGGAACCGCACGGCTGTCACGGGCATCACGAACCCGTTCTGGATCGCGGTCAACAGCCTGCTGCGCGCACTGGGCCTCTCTGGCGTCACGTCGCCATTGCAACTCGGCAGGTTCGTGCTGTCCTCTCTATTCGTCGGCGACGGCAGCGGCACAGCGGAGATTGCCGACGATCTGATCACGCCGATCCTCGGGAGTGGTGTCGAGAAGCAGTTCCGCTTTCAGGGAGTGCTGGCGCAGCAGAAGCCGTTCCGTGATTGGCTTACGGAGATCCTGGCGTGCGGCGTCGGTTACTACACCTGGGAATTCGGCAAGCTGAAGCTCGGCTGCCGGATCAACGCATCGTCGACCGACGCATTCACCATCGGCAACTTCCTGTTCCAGAGCCTTCGGCTGGAACCAACCGAGGCTTCCTTCGAGCACCTGATCATCGACTTCGCCGACCAGGCCTATCAATATCAGGCCAACACCGCCGAGTACCAGGACAAGACCCATGCGGCTTACTACAGTCGCGCCGGTGCGCCGCTCACGGCCCGGCAGCACATGGTCGGGTGCGCCACGTTGTCGCAGGCACTGCGGCTCGCGGCCGTGCGGACTCGGGAGGAGATCGGTGGCGTCAATGCCGCGGAGTGGCGCAATGCCCGGAACGCGTCATGGAAGACGACGATCCTGGCTCTCGGCACCGAGGTCGGCCAGGTAGTCTCGATCTCGCACCCGGACGTGCCCGGCATGAAGGGGACGTGCTCCGTCACAAGCGGGCAGTGCGGCAATCTGACGGGCGATCCGCTCGACACGTTCATCGTCAATAAAGAGGTGCTGATCAACGGTGCGCAATGCACCGTGACGCAGATCTTCACGTCGTCGGACTACAAGACCGTCACCGGCTTTGCAGTCTCGCCTGCACCCGCGGATTCCACCAACTCGACGTTCCGCTTCATCTCGGGTGACTTCCGAATCCAGTCCTGGCGGCTGAATAAGGACTGGTCCATCAACATCACGGCGCGGACCGTGACGGCGTCGATGTACGACTTGACGGTGGGGCCGAAGCCGTTGGATGTTGCCCCGGCACCGTTGCCCGCGCTGTTCTATCCGATCCCGTTCGGCCCGGCGTGGGCGCCGTATCAGATCCAGGCGCGTTCGGACGACGCGCTGTTTCCCGGCGAGTGGACCTTCGATACCAACCAGAGCTACGCGCAGATGGCCGACGGCAGCATGCTGGCGAGTCTGGTGGTCGCCGGGAAGCTGCCGACGAATACGTTCAGTCCCAGCGTCGGCGCACCCGTGGCGGGGACTGTCGCGGTGAACGTTACCGGCGGGTCGCTCGCGGGCGGGACCACGATCCGGCTCACGCTGTGCGCTCTGGACACGAACGGGCTGCCCTCGGTGCCGATGGCGATCGCGATTGTTCCACTGCCGGCCAGCGGCTCCACCTACTCGATCACCTTGAGCAATATCGTGTGGCCCGCTGTGGCAGGGCTGGCGGCCTATGTTATCTTCGCGGCCGCGCAGGACGATCTGATTTGCGGCCAGCAACTCGGCACTTATGGCGGCGTGGCGGCGAGTGGCGCGCTCACATCCACCGGCAACGGCACCATCTACACGCCGGGCACGGTCACGTTCACCGGTCCGCTGCAACGCTCCACCTTCGCTCTGCCAACGCCGTATGTCGCCAACTTGCGGTTGAAGGCCAAGCATCTGATCCACGGCGGAATCATCGGAGGCTCCGTAGACAGCGTCTCGGCTGGCACGCTGGTGTGTGGGTCTCTGAAGGGTGCGCCGCCCTCGATCAATCCATCGTTCACTGCGGTGGGCCGCATCCTCTCGATCATCGGCAGGCCGGAAGCCGCCACCCCGTATTTCAGCGCGAGGGTCACGGCATGGGACTCCAGTACGGGCACCATCGGCGTCACTCCCGACCCGAACGGCGTCCTCCAGGAAGGCGACTGCTTCGTTCTCCGATTCACTGCCGATGAATCGAATTCCGCCAGCCCGACGTGCATCACGGACTCCGGCTGCCAGAACGTTGTCTATCCCAACGGTATGACGCCGGGTGCCGAAGTCGGCAACCTGGTCCGGGTGATCCAGGGCGTCTCGCGGGGTCTGCCGCCCCGGAAGATCACTGCCAACACGGCGACCACCATCACCTGGGACGTGCCCTTGGTCATCAATCCCGGCGATGTTTGGATCATCGAGGAACCGACCTGGCCCTACACCTGCGACACGACCTCATTCAACAACGCCAACCCGCTGGCCGTGGTCACCATGAACATGCCGACGGGCAACTTCGTGGACGAGAATCTGCTGATCTCCGGGTTCACGGTTGACGTGAACGGCAACGAGTCGCCGGATGGCGATGCACCTATCCGCGAGGATTGGGTGTTCGGCGCGGAGGGGCTTTCGAAAGTCGCCGGTCTCGTCTTCCAGATGCAGGGAACGCTCGGCGTGGAATCCAACGCCGCGCAGCCCCTGTATTTGAATCGTCCGGTGACCGTGGGTGACGTAAAAGCCTATGTGCAGGCCGCTCCAACCGGCTCCGGGATTACATTCACGATCTATGTGGGCGGTACGGCCTGGCTGGCACTGACCATTCCGGCGGGCCAAACCGTAGTGGTCGCGACACCGTCTCAGATCGCCGCCCTGACGGAGGTCCCGGCGAACACGGCGGTCTCCATCGGAATCACGGCGGTAGGCACCACGTTTCCGGGATCGAATCTCTCCGTCTTTATCTACTCGTAATCGCCGTGGATCAAATCTACAAACTGCAGCCGCATCGCACGATGCACCTGCAGGGCTTTGACGACTTTGGCGCGGCGGCCGCGCTGTGGGGTGCTTCGGACACCGGATTCACCGTCTCCGGCGTCTTCCGCGACATGGCCGACTTCGCGGTACTGGTCCTGTTTCAGAAGGACGACCCCTTCGGACACCCGCTGTTCTCGTACCTTCCGGACGACGACCTCACGGGCCTCGTTCTCGATTTCGACGTCACCTGGCAAGGCATCCAGTCCTGGGAGTCGCTCAAGAACCCGTGGACCGACTGGGGCACGCTCGACTACACCATCAACGGCATCGGCCACACCGACGTGAAGTGGTTCGGCACCACCGGCATCACGGTGACGTGCAACACGACTGGCCGCGTCGGCGCTTCGGCCAGTTACATTCTCAACCTGAACAGCCCGCAGCCCGGCGATAAGGTGACGCTCTGGTATCAGAACCAGTCCTTCATCAGCCCGGCGATTTCCACGTCGCACACCACTACCGATCAGGCCCTATGGTGGCAGGGCAATGCCGCGTACAACCACTGGGTGAGGATCGGGGCGGCCACGTATCCCTGCCTTGAAGATTCGCTGAATAGCGCTGGCGTGGCGAACAACATCGCCGGCCAGATCAACGCCTCCGATCCGAACTGCACGGCCACAACAGGCGGTGCCTACGGCAACGAGATCTTCATCACGTTGAAGACCGGGGTGGCCGGGCCGGTTGCGGTTTCGAGTTCCGATGGGTCGGCCGCGGACACGCTGTCACAAGTCAGCGCCTCCACGATATTGCAGTCCATCGCGCAGCAGATCAACGCCATCAATTGGGTACAGAACGGCCCCGCCGTGCTCAGCGCCGCCGTGGTGCTGCCGAACCAGTTGGTGATCACGGCCACTCCAGGCGCCGACGGCAATATGGTGGCGTTCTATCAGACCGACAACAACAGCAGCAGCCGGTTGTATTTCACTGCCGCCAACTGGAACCTGTCCGGCGGTTCATCCGACAACGTGTCCTGGCACGTCCGGATCGATTTCACTGCGCTTGGCTGGAGCAATGTTGATAAGGTCTGGTGGACGATCGCTCCGGCTTTGCCCAACAACCAGGCATACCAACCGACCGAGTGGAAGATGGTGGTCACCAACTGGACGGTCACCAGTAATCCGGCAGGCAAGCGCGCGCTCAAGGTGGCCGGGCCCGGGTCGGTCCGAATCGAGGAAGACAGCACCTGGGTCAGCACGTCGGGATATTGGGAGCCCGCGCCCGGCAACGACCCCGTGAACGGCGCGTTTGCATTCTGGAGCCAGGGTCGCGCGATCCGCGCGGCGGCTGGCGGGGCCAGCGTCACCATCGAGACGCACTGCCAGCACATCCACGACATCTACCTGGGCACTCGCTTGGACACAAGTTGCGGCATCGTAACCGCGACGCTCGACGGAGGCGCGCCGGTGACGCTCGACTGCTACTATCCCGCGGCCACCACTTCGCAGACCCGCCGCCTGCTGTTTTCCGGCATCGCGGCTGGACAGCACAAAGTAGTGATCACGATCTCTGGCAACAAGAACCCATCGAGCCAGGGGTGGTATTTCTATTTCGATTTCCTCGAATGCGCAGTGAAGAGCGACGTGCCAGATCCAGTCGCGACCACGACTGCCGTTGGCGTAGCGACTGACTTCGACACGGATGCCACGTACAAACTCTCACCGCAACGGCTGGTTTGGAATTTTCAGAAGCTCGGGCTCCTGGGCGAGATCGATCACTACTGCGGCGTCTTCTGGTGGAAGCAGTCTGTGGCGTCGAATCCCGCTTATCCATCGTGCACGGTCACGTTCTCCGGTACGTGGAACGAGCAGGATGTCGTCTGGCTGCACGTTGGCGGCTCCGCGATCGGCAAGACAGTTTTCGGCGGGCAGGACAACCTCAGCACCATCGCGCGGCACTTCGCCAACTTCATCAACGCGATCTTCGACGGCGTCTGGGCCACGGCCGCCGGCGACGTCCTCACGATGACGTCCCACTCTTTCGGCAGCGTGTGGCAGTTCCACGTTTACACGGAACTCCCGGCGTCGAACACCGGCTCTGGCCACGCCGCAGTGACCGGTGACCTGCAAGGTGGCACGTATGGCGTGAAGTGGGTCATCGATCCGACGCAGACGCCGGTGCTGAACCGGGCGTTCCGCGATTGGAACACGGATTTCTTCGGTCTGCTGAAGGCGAACGGTATGAGCGTGGTCTGCTCGTTCTCGCAGGAATTGGTAAATCCACCTGACAATCCGCCATCCTCGGTCTGGGTCCAGCGCTTCCCGGATGGCCAGCCAGTCGAAACCGCCACCGGCTTCGGGACGTTGAACAGTTCGCAGATCGCCTTCAGTTCGGGGCCGCAGGACTACCTGGGACAAGCGCACGCCGCGATGGCGGGGTTGATGCTGGCGGCGGGACTGACGCCCAAACTCCAGTTCGGCGAGATCCTCTGGTGGTTCCAGGCTAACGCGTCCGGCATGGCGTTCTACGATGCCGACACAAGAGCCGCTGCGCAATCGGCACTCGGCCGCGCGCTGGCGACGTTCCACACGCCGAACGACGATCCGTCGATCAACAGCTACGCCGACGCGAACTTCCTCCGGACGCGGCTGTACAACTACGTAGCCGCGATCCAGAGTTACGTGCTGGCGCAGTGTTCATCAGCCATCTTCGAACTGCTGTGGCCAATGGATGT